TGTTTGGCGTAACCAGAGGGCTTCCCGTAGACATCGGATATACGTTATATGCATGGACTTTATACAAGGAGGACATGAATCAAATCTTGGAACAAATAGTTCTGAAATTTTCGCCCATTGCATATATAAAAGTGCAAGGCGTATATTGGGAAACGATTGTAAAGCTGGAATCAATAGCCAACAATGAAAACATGGAGCCGGGTGGATCTAACTTAAGAGTCATCAAATGGCAGTTCAATTTGAAAGCAGAAACGTTTATTCCACAGCCTATTGTGAGGAAGAAGGCGGTACTAAAGACTAGAGTTGACGTAGTGGATGGTATCGATGACATGGAGATCACCGAGATCATTAAGAGATTAGAAGATTCCGCAAGTGAGCTACAACTATGATCGAAATTACAAATACGCAGACTGGCCCTATTCAGATTGTTGTTCGTTCTAAGCGAAAGCTAAGAGCCTTCACTACGATTGTTATTCCGGGTCGAGGTTCGGGAAAAAACAAAGTCGTCATTGAAGACGAAGCTGCAACTGATTATATACAGTTGGTGGAAAACTATGGTTTAATTTCCACAAGAGTACTAAAGAAATAATAAGTAGGGAGAACTATAACTATGGCACTATTAAAAGGTTTTCCGCCTTCCAACCTAATCAGTCCGAGCGTGCGGATTTCAGAAGTGGATTTGAGCTTCTTGACCTCTGTTCAGACTGGGCACAGAGCGGGATTAGTCGGATTTGCAAGTAAAGGTCCGATTAATATTCCGACTCTTGTACAGTCGGTGGTGGAGCTTCACACAGTCTTCGGATATCCACATCCTGACGTTGGTGATCCTTACCTGATCTATGCGGCGGAACAATACCTTCAGTTCGGACAAGAGTTATTCATTGTTCGTGTAGCCGAGACTGATCCTGTGGATAACGAAGCAGCAATTACAGCATCGTTTGATGTTTTGGCGGCTGGTGGACAAGTTCAAGTAATATCCAACATTGCCGGTCCTTACAGCTTTGACGTGGATCGTTTCTTTAGGTGGCGTTTGAACGGCGTGTTGGCTTCCAAGACTTTAGTAGTCTTGGCTGATGCGAACCGCCCATCTCCCGACACCGGAGATCCCTACACGGTGACGGATTTGGTTAACACACTTAACCTTCAGTTAGATCCAGAAGTTGACGGCATCCAGTTTTACTGGACAGACCCAGCACCCGTAACTGGCGCAGCACAAGGAAGCAGCAAGATCGCAGTTGAATCAGTATTCAGCTACGGAGCATCTTCGTCTATCGAATTCGTTTCTGTGCAGGACGCTCTATACGGTCCAGTATTCAACACAAGCACCGAAGTTTTTGATGCTCCGGTAAGTGGTTTGGGTCAGGGAATGGAACAGGCTGTCAATACTGCCGACAACGACCGATATCCAAACAACACCTCTCAGACTGCGGGCGTATACGACTTCAGTGGTTTGACAGGTTTAAATTTGCAAATCGTCATTGACGGAACCGACAATATTCTGATCGACAATGTTGTTCAGACTGTAACCATTGAAGCAGATTCCAGCACAATCGCTGACATTGTAACCGACATCAACGATCAGATCACCAACGGCGACGTTCCGGGTGGTTGGGTAGCGGTAGCAACTGGAAACAACCTAACGATCCAGACTTTGCATACTGGTGTAGATGCGAGGCTGTTGGTCAAGTCCAGCAGCACGGCAGATCAGTTGTTTGGTTTTGACAATCTAACACACGCAGGCGTAAGCCCAAGCGGTCCAGCAGGGGTATCAACATATAATAACGGCATCACGACCGGAAGTTTGAACACTGGAAACACTGTTTGCTTCACGGTAACGGCCGACAGCCCAGGTATTGACGGAAATCACACACAAGTAGTCATCCAGAACCGTATCTCCGAAGGAAATTTCAGTCTTCAGGTATTCAATTACGGAAATCAGGTTGAGTCTTGGGGTAATCTAACCAAAGACCAATCCAGTGCTTATTATGTTGAATCTTTCTTGGCTCTTGTATCCGATTTCGTGCGTGTTATTGACAACACCAGCACCGGCGCACTTCCAGCTAACGGAACATACACATTAGCAGGAGGAACGGATGGTATTCCATCTGATCCTGACAAACAGGACTTGCTCTTGGTTGGCAATGATATTTCCATGACTGGTTTGCAGGCGTTGTCTGATCCTGAGCAGATTGACATTGATTTGATCGCCGTCCCAGGTCATCCAAGCACAAACAACATCTTGGCACTTCTGGATTTCTGCCAGAACATTCGTGAGGATTGCTTTGCGATCATCGAGCCGCCATTCGGACTTTCTGTTACGGAAATCATCCACTGGCAGAACGGTACGCATCCACTGAATGATACAAGATTTGATAATGATTTCGGTGCCCTCTACTGGCCGTGGGTCAAGATTAGAGACACCTTCAACCGTGTAGACGTGTGGGTTCCACCAGCCGGAGTTGTGTTGGGCGCTATCGCTCGATCCGACTCTATCGCTGCACCGTGGATCGCACCAGCAGGCACGAATCGTGGTCAGTTGTTGACCGTCATTGACGTATTCAGCCGACCAAACCTACAAGAACGAGACTCCATGTATGGAAATCGCAATGCGGTAAACCCGATTGTAAGTTTCCCTGATCTTGGATCGTTCTGTATCTTCGGACAGAAGACCTTGCAGCGTCGTCCATCGGCGTTGGATCGTGTCAATGTTCGTCGTATGTTGCTTTATGTTGAAAAAGCAATCAAGTTGGGTGCCCGTGACTTCATCTTTGAACCTAATGATCCTGCAACATGGGCTGGGTTCACGACGATGGCTACGAAGATTTTGACAAAAGTTAAAAATGGACGTGGCATCACCGAATTCAAGGTGGTTTGCGATGAAACAACCAACACACCAGATGTCATTGATCGCAATGAGATGAGAGCAAATATCGGCGTGGTGCCGACTTATGCAGTGGAGTTTATCTTCATTCAGTTCTCCATCTTTAGCAATGAGTCGTTTGCGGAGTCTAATTTCTAAAGAATAGGAGATAAAAAATGCCTTGCCCAACAAGTGCGGTATCAGTAGAAAGTGTATTTGCAACCGGAAGCTCTAAAGCTGCGGTTGATAATATGGGCATCGGTTTACTCGGTGCCCCAGATACTATCTTGAAGAGAAAGTTTCGCTTCCTCTTCGGTATCAAATACTGCGACGGAGCAAAAGAAGTAAGTCCTTCATTCGTCAAGATGGCGAGCCGTCCTGACATTACGATTGAAGATACTGAATTGAATTTCTTGAACGAAACAACGTGGATTCCTGGCAAAGCGAAGTGGGAAACTATCACAGTTACCTACTACGACGCAGCGAATGCCCAGACAGCAGGTTTGTTCAGTTGGCTCGCAACAGTATATGACTTCACCAGCGAATGTCGTCACATGGCCTCCAAGCCAAGAGACTTCGGCGGCGAAGCCTATATCGTAATGCTTGATGGTTGCGGTAATCCGCTTGAACGATGGTTCTTGAACAACATGTTCCCAACATCTATTAAATTTGGCGAACTGGATTATGGTAGTTCCGACATTGCCGAAGTAGAACTAACACTTCGTTATTCCAATGTTACCTACACGCCTCTTTGCGGTGGCGAAATCAAGCCTTGCCCATGCACTCCTTGCTAAGTTATGGGCACCACAGCCGCCATTAAGGCTTTATAGGTTCAACTCCTATACGCTACACTTGTAGGGTTGGCAGAGCGGCGATTGCGAGCGCCTGTAGAGCGCTTGGTCTTATGACCCACGGGGGTTCG